TCTAAATTTCGCCACATTTCAATATCTAATAAGAAATATTACTTCTATGAGATAAAATGGATAGATGTCATTGGAGATAGTGGCCACGCATCAGAAAAAGAGTTTATGGCCATGAAACCAGCTTATATGACGACTAATGCCTATCTATTTAAAAAAGATAGAAAGTATGTTTGGACATTTGCTAGTTATGATGAAGAAACATTTAGCGATAGGAATCTTATACCTATGGGATTGATATTATCTATGAAAAAGGTAGAAATATAAAATATGAAGATAGAAATTGCTGATATTACAAGCATTAAACCATATGAGAACAATCCGAGAAAATTAAAAGATGCTGCAATAGAAAAGGTTGCTATGTCTTTAAAAGAATATGGCTTTAGGCAGCCAATAGTAGTTGATAAAGATAGAATTATTGTTGTTGGACATACTAGGTATAGAGCATCAAAAAAATTAGGTTTTAAAGAAGTACCAATAACTATTGCTGATAATCTTACACCTGAACAGATAAACGCATATAGAATAGCTGATAATAGAACTGCCGAAGAATCCGAGTGGGATAGTGAGTTATTAGCAATGGAAATAAAAGATTTAGAAGCTAAAGACTTTAAGCTAGACTTATTAGGTTTTAATGAAGATCAGCTTAATGATATATTATTCGAGGAAAAACAAGGATTAACTGATGAAGATGAAGTACCAGAAGCACCTGAAGAACCTATATCTAAACTAGGAGATATTTGGAAACTAGGTAATCATAGGCTTATGTGTGGGGATAGCACTTTTATAGATAATATTGATCTAGTTACTCAGAAAAAAAAAATAGATATGGTTTTTACTGACCCACCTTACAATATTGATTATCAGGGAGTAAAAGATAAAAGAAAAATTAAAAATGATAAAATGGATGACGATTCTTTTGTAGATTTTTTAACTTCATCTTTATTGGGTTGCGAAACTATGTATGTATGTTGTAGTTGGCAGTATGCTCATTTATTTAGAGAAGCAATGACTAAAATAGCAAGAAAACCTAAAGCTATGATTATATGGGATAAGGTTAATCCAGCACAGCATTTAGATAAGTATTTTAAACAACACGAAATTATATATTATTATGGAGATTTTGGTGGCCAGAAAACTTTAAGAGGAGATGTATGGAATCTTAAAAGAAAAAAAAATACATTACATCCTACGATGAAGCCTGTTGAATTAATTACTATGGCATTAGAAGATCAAAAAGATAAAAAAACTGTTTATGATGGATTTTTAGGTTCTGGTAGCACTATAATTGCCTGTGAAAAAATGGATAGAATATGTTATGGTATGGAATTAGACCCTAAATACTGTGATGTAATTATTAAAAGGTGGGAAAACTTTACAGGGAAAAAGGCAGAGTTAGAAAATGGACAAAAATAAGGCAAATAAGACAGTAAAAAGGCAAGGTGCTGGTAGACCTAAAATAATTGTAGATATAGAAATATTAAAAAATTTAGCATCTATTGGTTGTCCTGATTATGAAATAGCAAGTGTTTTAAATGTATCTGCTAGAACTTTAAAAAGAAATTATGCCGAAATTATTGAACAGTACAAAGAAAAGGGTAAAGCTAGTTTAAGAAAGAAAATGTGGGATAAAGCTGTTAAAAAAGATAATACCAATATGCAAATCTGGTTAAGTAAGAATTATTTAGGTATGAAAGATAGAACTCAAACTGAAACAATACAAGAACCTTTACCATTAATCATAGATGCTAAAGCTGAAGAAATAGATGGCGAAGAAAAAAGGTAATGTATATGGGGCAATTGTTGTCTATGAAAAGAAACATAAAAGAACTTCAATAGGTGGTGGTAGAGTTAAGATGTCATCTATGAATAAACACAAAAAACGAACTTATAAAAAATATAACCAACAAGGGAGATAATATGCAAGAGCCAATAGGAGAAAACACATTTTTAAAATTAAGAGAACAAAGAGATCAAGCTAGATTAGAATTAGACCAAGTTAAGATTCAAAGAGATATAGCTTTAAGAAAACTAAATAAAGCATTACAAATAGCAAAAGATTTAAGAAAGCTAATAGAAAATGGAAAAGAAACGCAGTAGCTTTTATAAAAATGGAGAGTTTATTCCATACCAAATGCCACAAGATTTTAGACCATCACAAGGTAGAGGTAGCTGTGGAAATTGTGGAATGTTTTCACACAGGGGTGGGGGTTTCTGTGGTGTTTGGAGAACTAGAGGAGTTAAAGATACTTATGTATGCAACAAATGGCGAGAACGACATTTCAAAAGATAACATTAGAATTAAACCGTCTTGCTAATCTATTTAACAAGACCCACGACAAAAAATACAAAATAGCTTGGTATAAATTATTAGAAAAAATAAAGTTTATGTGATATTTAAGTCACATGGCTAAATTCAAAAATCGATCTGTTAAATTAAATAAACCATTTAGAACACCAAGTGGTTCTAAAAAATTTGCAGTTTATGTTAAAAACAGAAAAACAAACAGAGTACAGATTGTAAGATTTGGTAGCAAAGAGTTATCTATTAAGAAAAATATACCAGCTAGACAGAGGTCATTCATGGCGAGGTTTCGTCCTATCTTGGCTAAAGCTAGAAGATCAGGAAAGCAGCTAAATACAACTCCTGTTTATTGGGCAATTCAATCATGGAAAAAAGGATTTAGAATATAATGGATAAGTTTTTTTATACAGTATTAGGTGCAATAGATAATTGTATTGCATGGATAAATAGCAAGTTTGAAACCAAGAAAAAGAAGAAAAAGTAATTTATGAGGATAATAACTATGAACTATTATTTTACAGGTGGATTAATTATAGCTTTTGTACTATTAACATTTTTGGTAGCACCATTATGAAAGTATCAGAAAACACATCAGTAGCAATGCCAATTAAAAATATGGTTGGGATAGTTATAGCAGTAGCAATGGGTGTCTTTGCATACACAGAAGTTACAGCTAGATTAACTTCATTAGAAACATCAAGAGAATTATTTCAAGCTGATTTACTTAAAAAGTCAGAGCAGAAACCAACTGACCAAGAACAGTTTATGCTTATAGAAAGTTTATATGCTGATGTAGAAAAATTAACTGAAAATCAAGAACAGAATATGACTAATAAAGTTAATATAGAATTTTTAAAATCACAATTAGAAAAAGCATTATCTGATATAGAAGAACTTAAAGATAAAGTTAGAAAAAATGGTAGTTATTAATGATTTTGAGTATTTTATATATAGGGTTAATTTATTTATCTATTATTTGCTTAATGATAAAATGGAATAATGAGGAGATAACATGATTGAAACAGTTGTTGCATTGTTAATGATAGTAAATAACGAGATTAAAGAACACAGAATACAATCATCTATGAGTGAATGTTTAAAAGGTAAAAGAATTGCATCAAGAAAAATTGACGATAATGTTGAGTATCAATGTATTAAGTCTAAAGCAGAATTAGAAGATAATATAGATGGCAGCAAATCAATTAAAAAACTTATATTAGAATAATGAAATTTATATTAGCTTTTAGTATCTGTTCTGCAATTACAGGATATTGTAATAATACAATGACAGTTGATAGACAATTTGATAGTTGGTCAGAATGTGTTAAAGCTGGAAGTCATTTAACTATTGCATATGCTGAAAAAATGGAAGAAAAATTAAATAAGGATAAATTATATATTACTTATTTCTGTAATGAAAATATCACTAACAAAACACCAACATAAGGTATCATCAAGTAAAGCTAGATTTAGAGTCTTAATTAGTGGTCGTAGATTTGGCAAAACATATCTAGCAGTAACAGAGATGATGAAATACGCATCTCAACCTAATCGTAAAAT